ATGGATTAGACATATTCGCCACTGGCGATCATATCTGCTAGCTCCAAAGCACGGCCACCCACTTGCTTGGCCCATTTACTGTCTAAGAATTCGGTGCTGGCTTCTTTGTAGTTAGCTGCTTCCATCGCAGCCAATGCGCGTCGAAAACCACGCAAACGCGTAGCTCCGAGGTTAAAACTGATGTCAATCATAGCATCTTTTCTGACATCATCAAGATCGTTGAACCACGGATATTCTGAGGCCAACTCTTTGATTACTCTGGCAATGTCGTTTTCTAGTAGCATGTCAACTTCTTCGTCAGACAGCCCAATCCCAGATTCTGAGATATTTCGCCCCACACCAATAGTTTCGTAACCGGCAGAACACAGGTACACCTTAGACCGTACGCCTTCATGGCGCTTAAGCATTTCTAATAGTTTTTCCATCTTACTTCTTTCCATTGCTGCCACCGAAGAAGAAAGCGGATATGCCAGAAACAAGACCACCTAAGTAGCCCAGAATCAAGTTAACTACGCCGTCGTCATTGGCATCGGGGGGCTGTATGGTAACCATAAACACGTAGCCTAAAAACCCAATTAACGCCAGCATGGCAAATATCTTAGGGGTAGGATCATCGCCAAAGGTTTTTCGTGCATCCTTCCTGTCGTCAACTTCTGTCTTAAAAGACTCTAAGTCGATTTCCATCTCTCTAATTTTGGTCTTGAAGTCTTGATCAGCTTCTCTTACCAATACAGCTTTTTCAGGCTGTGTCTCTAAAATTTCTTCTATTTTCTCGGCACTTGCTTCCGGCACACCCATCTTGGACGCCACCATTTTGACCGCCATTCCGGCGAGGGGGCCGCCCGCAGCTTCAGCAACAGTGGGTGCTAGGGACTTAAGTAGCTTACCAATTTTAATCATGCGTCAGAGTTTTCTTTTTCGACAATAGCGTCAATTGTGTCACAAACATCCGGTACGACTACGCCCGTAGTAGCAGACAGTGCGCCTCGTCCTACGGCTCGCATGCCTTTATATAGACCGGAGCAATAAACTTCTTTGTTTGCTTTGACTTGCTCTACCGTAGTGCAGGAAACCATAAGCAGGGCTACACTAAATATTAACGCCAGTTTTGCCATTTTTCTGGTCCTCTAAGAATTGGGTTAGTCGTTCTTTGTAACCTTCCATAAAGTGGTCTGAGATGCGGTCTTTTATACCCCGATCCTTCTTGCGAAGGTATGAAGAGGGGTTGATATAGTCCACGCCGCCATTTGAGAAGTACAGCATATCTTGAGACTTGCTAGGGCCGTAACAAAGACGGGGAATCCTAGCCACAGCATCGCTGCCGTTAACACAAGAAATTTGAGTATCAAGAGTCATTGGCTTTTTGAAGCCCTTAAAGAAGGTATTAGGCTTTCCAAAGGTAACTAAATTTATGTTGTCGTGCTTACCGTTTAACTTAGCTGCCGACAGTTCTGCCAAGGCCCCACCTAAACTATGCCCGCAGATTAGGGTGCGTTTTTTGGGGTCTATGTGTTTTTCAACTTCTTTCCAAACAGAAGCGTGAGCCGCAACAAACCCACCGTGGCATAGTCTGCCCGCGTATGGCACGGGGACTACGAGCGCATCCGTCAGCCAATCCCGCCCCTGCTGTGTGCCTCTGAAAGCTATGATGTCTATGGACTTTCGTTTTGCTACATATACAGTAGTCGATGTCCATTTACTTTCAATTTTGATGGCGTCTTTATTCTTTTCTTTGTAGGCATTCATTGCCCAACTTACAGCCATATTTAACAAAACGGGGTCGAGTTTCATTTGTCAGCCTTGCCTTCTAAACGCTTAAATATCGCGCCAAGCATTTCTTTGATTTCGCGGATGTCTTCACGGTAATCGTCTTTAGCCACGTATTTTTCCGGTATCTGCTTCATGTCGGCATCGATGCGGTCAAGAAGAACAAAAACGCGGTTGACTAGCCACCCACCGCCGAAACTTACGATTGCCAGAAAGATGTTAAACCCTGTTTGAAATTCAATCATTTTATTACCACACTAATAATCAGCATCGCTGAAACAAAAAGAGCTGAAAAAGTGAGTACAATCGCCACAATATCAATAATCGCAGCTCTAGTTTCTGCTTTTTCTTTAGCTTGGGCGATACGCCTATTTCGTATCTTTGTTCTTTCACGAAGCATGTCGTGCCAAAGATTTGCGTTGCCCGTCCAGTAAAATAAATCTTTTAGTTCTTTCTCCAGTTCTTGAGCCTTTTTCTTTTGTAGTGTTATCTCAAGAGCCTGACTCTCAATAGACTTACCACCAAACAGTTTTTCTATTTTGCTCGGGTTAGTGGCCTTTTGTTCTAGTACACTGACCTCTTCCCGCGCATCCCAGAACTTACTCAAAGCTCTGGTCATATCGCCTAATTCGCGGCCTTCATTGACCGCTGTCTTCATGAAGCGGTAAGCAGAGGCGCACATCTGTACTGCTGCTACTATCTCTGCTGCCATCAGTAAATCCTTATCCCATCTTGCTTTGGGTCTACTAAAAGCGGCTTACAGTAAGCTGAAATCGGACTAGATGTGCTAGGTGTTGTACGTCTTTGCAGTCTGTTTGCAAAATAATTACAGCGATTTAAGTCGTAAAAGCACATCGCCTGATCACAAGTTTCAGACGCTTGATCACCTCCTATAATCAGAACCAAGACAAACACATGAATCACTTGTCATACTCTTGCCCTATGGCTCTACCGGCCAGTCAGAGTCTTCTAAGCTTGGAAAGTTTTCATGTGCCGTAATGTCCCTAAGAGCTTGTCTGTAAGTAGCCATCTCGGTAGACATAGTAACGTCAGACATACCCATCCAATCCGTCTCGGCTAGTTTGGTATTTCTAGTAGTTCTAACACTTGCCGCCGCAGTTGCATCAAGCTGTGCTTGGTAGGCTGCTTCATGCTCTGCTTTAGTAGTTGTTACGCCGTCTTCTGTAGTGTCTGCAAACATATCTGTTTCTATGTAAGCCTCTACCCAGTTACCGTTAGCGTCCTGTACTGCGCCGTTGCGACCTACTTGCTTGTAGGCTGCGCTTGCTTCGGGCTTGGGTGCTGCGAGTACAGGGTCTATGCCTAAAAACTCGCAAGTGTCTGCGTCCCACACTTTAGGCAGTGATGTGTTGCTGTGCATTCTCCTGACTTCGCCTTGAGTTTTGACTTCGCCAGTTGATTGAATACGATATTCCATAATACTTTCCTTATGCTATTGCTAAAAATATGTAAGAGCCGCCACTGGCGTTAAGACCGGCAGGAGCAGTTGATGTTACTGTGAATCCACTAGAAAGTGGGTCAATGTAGTCAGTGTTTGTAACTTCTGCGGCTGTGGTGTTTAAGAGCAAGTACGGATCGTTACCTGCTGTAATACCTCTCGCGCTGTCCCAAAAGTACCAGTCGCCAGTTGAGTCAGAACGCTTGATAAGGATAAATCTAGCACCTGCGCTAAAGCCACAGTCTACGTTTAAGTCAGAGCCTGTGCCCGTATAGCTTCCTACTTTACTTACTCCTGCTAGTGTGGCGAAGAGGTAGGATATGTACGTTTCTCCGTTTCCATTTACGTTGCCAAAATCTACTTTTAATTCATATTGTGTTGAATTTATTGTTCCTCCGACCAAAGCAGTATTGGCCTGTTCAGCGCCGTTAGATTCTATAAACAACGCTTTATCTTGGCCTTGAGAAGCCACATAAGTATGCCATTGTCGTCCAGAGTTGCTACGACCTTTAATGATAATTATTTCTGGAGTTACACCAAGATTATGATTTATGACTTGTCCAGAACCGCTTCCATTACCAGTATAAGCCACCACATCAAAAAAGCCTGTGGCGCGTTTGAGAAAGTATTCAACCCTACTTCCTCCAAATTGATTATTGGTAAACTCGGTATTGCTATCCCAATAAAAAGTGTTGCTTGTAGTAGACTCTGCCGAAGTTGTTGCAGTTTGCAGCCATTTAAGCCCTGTTAGTCTGCTTGCAAAAGTATGGGCGTTATTCCCACCATCGCCGCTAGTGTTGTTTCCAAACCACAAATCAGCAGCAAAGTTATTGGTAATGTCTGTGTGTACCGCTGCTGTTGTCGGATTAAAAACCTCAGTCCCAGACTCAGGAGTCTTCATTGGGCGGCGTATGGCTATGTAGATGTGTTTTTGACCTCCACCACTTTGATTAATAATAAACCCTGTTGGCGTAGGTCTTGCAAACGTATTATCTGACTCTGCATTAGTTAAGTTTGGAAATAATTGTTTAATTGTATTTGTGTCATTCGCTGTCCACCCGCGCATAGTATCTGCCATACGCCAAGCCCCTGAGGCTGTTGATTTGTAGATAATAAACTGCGGCTCAAAACCAAGATTAACGACTTCACCTAAGTTAGCATCATAACTCCCACACTTAATAATATTCTCGTCATCGTCTCCAAAGCCTCCTGCGTCTGAGGCGAATAGGTAGGCTACAAATGTGTCGTTATTACCGTTAGTACCATTATAAGTACCTACCGAAAAAACGCTATCAGTTGGGTTAGCCCCCCAAAAAAAATCTGTATCGTAACCAGTAAGCCCCGCATCGCTATTAGAAAGATTTAAAGCTACCCCTAGAGAACCTGAATTAGCGTCAACCCAATCTTTACTATAAACCCACCAGCCACCTGTACCGTTTGTCTTTTTAATAATCATCATTCTTGGGACTGAGCCAAGATTATGAGAAACAGTACGTTGAGAACCTGTGCCTGTGTAAGTCACAACATCAAAGAACTTTTCAGCCTTGCGGAATGTAAATGAGGCAACAGTTTCTGCGTTACCGTTTATGTCTTGTTGGTCAGAAATAGAAAAACCGTCAGAATTAAAAGACGTAATAGTGTTTGTAATGCCTGTTTCTGCGGCAACAGTTTCGTTACTTTGTAAGTAACTTGTCTTACCACGCTCAGTATCAATTAAAATATGAGTTCTTGCAGTAGACCTTCTTTTAAACCATACCAAGCCGCCTTCGCCTGCAAGGTCAATGTTGTTAGTAATTGTCTGTGAAGAGTTATTACCCGTGTACAAATAAGTCGAGAACACGTC